ACTTTCATCAAGTAATATATTCTTGATTTGCCATTGGCTGTTTCGGTCAAGTTCCCGATAAACGTTTGTGAATTTTGATTCTTGGAATATCTTATTATCAGTCCAAGGTCTTTCTTTTTTGTCAATAAACCTTCTCTTCCAAATCATTTGACGTTCATACATAGTCTCAAAGAATAATCTCAAATGAGGCTCATACACTTCCAAGTTTTCATTCGGTAACTTGTTAAACCACGCTGCATATTCAAACATATTTATAAAGTTTTTGAATTTACTCTCATTACAAATTCTCTCCTTGCTTCAACATTTCCTTTAGACATTAGTTTCAGCAAAGGAACTTTTTTCATATTCCTGAAAGGTCTATGAAGTGAGTTTATTAACTTTGCTTCACGAACATCTAAATTACATTTTTGTCTATCTCCACTTGGATAGAATTTATTAAAAATATACGCAGACAATAAAGGACAATACCAATTGCCGTGAAATCCGTAAATTTCAAATTTAGTTTTGCCCCAAACGCTGTCATCTCCGTCTCTGATAATGTCTCCTGCTTTGAAGTATTTCCAAACTTTAGGGTCAGTATTCTCGAATGTCATAATATAACTTTTTTCTTATATAACTATGTAAGAAAATGAAAGGGAACTAAGTTTTACAACCTCGTTCCCTTTATTTAAAGTCACTTATTTACACTAAAATCTTAATGCTAAAACCTGACGTGGTGAAAGTTCAAATTGATTTTCGTCATTGAGAGTTTTTAAAATCTCACAAGCCTTAATATCAACCTTGATATTGCAAATAGCTCTAACAATATCATTATACGCTCTACGACAGTTTGCTTGTTCTTGATTTTCAGGAACATTGCCTTTCTTATCTTCAGCATCCTCTGCAGAAAGAGAACTCATCATCTTTCCTCCGTCATTGCTTGGAACATAGGTTTCTTCCCAATCATAGATTTTGTAACCGCAGTCCATCTTGATACCGTCTGTCCACCATTTGTCTGGGTCTTTAGTCGGAGCTGTTCCGCAGTTCTTCAACTCCTTCTCAGCTTCCGCTTCCTTTACAGCCAAATCAGCCGTCATAGCAGGTAGTAAAACAGTGTCAACTTGGTCTTTAATCTCCTTACCAGTCTTAGATACTTTGATGTCTCCCTGATAAGATAAAGCATCCATTACATCGGACTTCTCCATGCCTTCTTCTTCGGCTGCTTTTTCAAATGGATTTTCATCTACTTCTTTACTCTTTCGGATTGAATCGTCATCCGAACTAACTTGTTGAGCGTTGGAGAAACTCCCATAAATACGTCCAACTTGAGCGGCTCTCGCTCCTTTAATTGCTTTGCTAATTTCGTCCATGGCTTATTCCTTTACATATTTGTTATACAATACATGAGCAATCCAGCCAATGGTAATACCGACAGCTCCGAAAATTACATTTGAGATAGACACCCAAACAGGAGTGTAGTGCATATACACCAGTACTCCGATAACTACGGCTACAATAACCGCAATCCAAATAATAGTTTTCTTTTTCATATTTTCACTTATTTAATTGTCATTCCGTAAAATTCTTCCAAAGTGTACTTTTTATTATAACTGTAGTTGTTCTTTTGATTATTAACGTCATCAAGCATATTTTCTAACAAACTCTTGCCGTTCTTGGTTTGATAATCTGTATTGTTGTAAACAGATAAATTTAACCAAGTCATTTTAAGATTGAAAAGAATTTGACCCAACAAGTCCTCTTCTTTCATCTTAACAAAATCTGCGAACCTCGATGATATCCATTGAGCCATAGGAACTAAATCAATATTTTTAGGCTCATCATAAGGAGTTATATGTTCTATGAATTTATCAAATGCCTTTGGTCCAAAACCAGTTTTCAATTTAGGTATATTATCTGAAGTATCTCCCATGATAACCTTATACAACAAAACCTCAAACGGTTTTACCGATATCACTTGAATATCAGTTTCTAAGTATTCATTCCAATAAACTTCTTTTTCTGGAATGCAATACATCTTCAAATTTTTAGAATTGTTATTGAAAAGAGAAACATTTTTATTCATAATCTGCCTTATGTCTGAATCTCCAGTGATTATGACCAATTCTTCATCTAAACAATAACCGAAATATAAAGCCCATACATACAGAAGGTCATCCCCCTCTGCTCCCATGACTCTACTAACAATTAAACCTTTCTTCCTAAGAAGAGCCTCAAACATATCTAAAACAGTCAGGAAATGCTTGTAAAATGGGTCTCTGACTTTAGTTAGAGCATATTTATAATCGTCATATAAACTATAACGCCAAGAAGATGAATCAATGACAAACGCTACTCGTTTCACGTCCTTGAACTTTCTTATAGTAAAACACAAATCAATGATGCATTTACGAAGCAAAACTTGTTGCTTCTCTGGGTCGCTTAAAACCTCATTCATATCTTGACCTTTATAGTAGGTTGAAAATATAGAGAAGTTGCGATGAAATAAATAGTTACCGTCAAACAATATATTCATAATTTTAACATTTTCTTATAATAACTATGGGAGCCATTCCGAAGAACAACCCCCATAATCTCAATCAAAGTCACATATGGTCATTTAAGCAATTTCACTCCATCGGCTTGACTCTTAGCTCCTGCACTTACTTGTTTGTGAAGCTCAGTGTTCTTGCCATCTTTATATCCGTAGGCTCTGGCTGAATCAAAATTCTCTCTTCTTGCTTTACCCTTACCAACTTTATATTTGTTCTCAATGTACTCGGTAACGGCTGTATCATTACGAACTACTAAAGCGGTAACTTTTGCTCCAAACTCAGCATCTTTAGCTTTTTCACGGTCACTCTCCTCTTTTAACTTAGCGTCCAGCCCAGCAGCGCAGCCCATTAGATAACTTCTTTGATACTTATCCATACTGATAGGCTTCATAGCATATTCAACTGTCTTTTGATATTCTTTGAATCGGTTTTTGGAGAACGCTACGAAACGTTCAGCAAGCATAGAGCGTAACCACTTAACTGTTTCAATATTTTCTTTCTTACCGAAAATCATCAATCTCTTGTAAGTTCCTCCTAATTGAAAACATTTGCAAAAATTCCACTTGCAAAGAACGTATAACAAACGGAACTCCCATTCACCTCCGATACTCTTATAAGTGAACCCATCCACTTTCTCCTCAAAAACGGTATCTTTTGCTTTTTCTTCATCCGTTCCAATCTCGTCCATCGACAAATTGTACTGGGTGAGAAGTCTCTGAATAGCAGCAGCCGCAGCGTTTGCTTCTCCTTCAGAGTTGATTTTCTTTGCGCCTTCATAAAGGTTTTGTAACTTTCTTAGCTTTTTTAATACGCTGTCTAAATTTTGATTTGTTGCTTCCATATTACAATTTCATTTACAATGTTATTTACTATTATGATACAAAGGTATAAACTATTTTCCAAACGGCAAAATATTTCACAAACTTTTTTATGTTTTTACCAAAATTTAACTTTTATGCTGAAAAATCCTTTATAAAACCAAGAAAATGCTTTGCTCTTGTAAATGCGACATAGACAAGGTTGCGTTCTTGTTCTGCCATCCAAGGAACGGTCATACAATATTTCAAATAGAGCTTATCTTCACATATGATGAAAACTCTGTCGCTCTCCAACCCCTTCGATTTATGAATTGTACTCAAGCAAATACCGTTCTTATTATCATCTGAAAAAATCATTTCTATTCGGTCAATAACTTCTTGTGAAGTCGTTAAACCTTCTGATAAAACTTCTATTGCTTTCAACTTATCTTCGTAGTTCTTATACATTTCATGTTCCTTCGCTTCAGCTTCGGTGCATCCCTGCTTTGCTACCACCTTTCCGATTATCCGTGATAATTCCCTTTCAAGTCTCTCCATAACGCCCTTAATCTGCTTGCGATTGGTTTTCTTTATCATGTTAATAAGATTGGTTCCAATATCCCTTCCTTTCACATATGCTTTCACTCCTCTCCCGATATATTGCATACATAATTTAACCAACGGAGCTGAAACTCTACAAAGTATCATATCACCATCCTTAACATCCGCCATAACGCTCTCCCTACTTACTACACCTGATGGCGCACCTTCTCTTGCTTCTATCTGAGGCACTATTTCCTTGGCCATACCGATTATGTCTCCATCGCAACGGTAACATACGGACAAAGGAAGTTTCACGGTGTGCGGAAGTCTCTTCAAAAGATTGAAACTTTCAACGTCTGCTCCTGCAAAACCATAGATTGCCTGTCTTGGGTCTCCTACGGCTACAAATCTTCCATTCGGTTTCAAGCATTTCAGGAATAAGTTTCTTTGGGCAGCATTAAGGTCTTGACACTCGTCTATGAATACCCAATCATATTGAAACATCTTTATCTGTTTGACGTTCGGGAAGTATATCATGTCTGTAAAGTCTATGACTTGTGTTTCCCTTTCTCCCCAATTGATACCCTTAATAGCAATATCAACCTCGTTATCTTCTAAATCAATATTATGTTTCCAAGCAAGTTCTTCCAACTCCTTCTCGGACTTAACCAAGTTCACTCTACCAAGGTCAATGAGCTTCAAGATATTTTGCTTCCAAGTATTCATCTGCTCAGGCAATAGTTCTGACTTCGTAGTTAATAAAGAATATTTGACTCCATTATTTACCCAAGCCGTATATTTATCAACCTGAAGCTGAGAGTTCAAAGCTCGCATAGTTGATGATGCCCCCAAACTATGTAACGTTTTAATATCTACATTGTTGAGATTACCTACTTTGATTTTCAGTTCTTCTACAATTGCTTTGTTAAAAGCTAAAAATAAAACCTTTTTATTGTTAGGAATAAGTTTCAACGCATTTACAATAGTTGTAGATTTTCCTGAACCTGCTACTGCGTCTATAACCGCATTGCCTTTACCCTTTTCAATATAGATGTAAACGGCTCTTTGATATTTACTTGGAATGAATGCTCCCATGACTTTGTTATATTGATTATCTGGTACGAAGTTACGAACTTATTTTGTAACCGCAAAACTTTTTATAAGAAACTTTGCTAAATTTAACTTTTGTTAAAAAAGAAAGGAGCGGCTTTCACAAGTAGCTCCTCCCAAATCATACTTAAAATGAGACAATTAAATTACACATTCAATATCAAGTTATCCTCTTCCATCAGTTTGACAAGTTTTTCCTCAGTAGGAATACAACCGCAAACAAATATGATTTTATGACCTTTAGCTTTAGCAGCTTTATGCCAAGCATTCGATAAAGCCTTGAACCTTTTATCATTCATATATAAATCAAAATCTGAAACGGAAATTTCCCACCATACGTGAGTCATAGGAGCGTTGCCTGTTTTATAAGAATAAGCAACAACCCCTTCTTTCATGCTCTCAACCTTCTTGAGAATACTTAATATAAAACTTTCAATCTTCATATTTATTTTAATTCACAGGCTCCTCCAGAACATCCTACGGCTACCATGTCGCCTGAATAGAAGTTACCACGGTTGCTCATTATCTCGTTAAAATCTACTTCGTGGGTATCAAGATACTCTTTAATAGCATTGTACTCGCTTTCAACTTCTGAGGAAGATAAACGCTGGAAAGGAGCGTTATCATAAATTTGGTCGCCCATTTTAGGCAACAGACTTACACCAGTGAATAGATAATCGTTGGTAAATAATACGGCTGCTACTTCATCCCATTCATCGTCTTTCACCTCTACGGTAGCGGATATATTGTTAGCAACAGCTTTGGTATTTACGCTCCCTTTGTTTATCCAATAATGTTTTACCATTCCGATAAACTTGAGATGCTCAACGGCTGATACCTCGTCTTTGAATATCATATTCGGGTCATCAGATTCAATTGGGAAACTTATTACAGCTTCATCACCTCTCAAAATCTTTACCAACGGAGTATCTTTCAAAGCAATGAACTCTGGCCCATAAGTCTTGATGCGTACTCTACGAAGGTATTTGTTAGCATGAGCTGGATGAATACCGCTACAATACAAACCAAGAATAGAAGAAGCGTTGCCGCTCGGTTTAATTGTCGTACAAGTACGGCTCTTATTTATTCCAAAAATAGATGCCCATTCAGCATTTGTTTCTGAAACTACCTTCGCACCTTCTCTTAATACCTCACCCCTAAGAATAGGATTGGCATACATGCCTGTGATGCTCACTCCTACAGCTCTATCACGCTCGGCTATTTCACGTGAAGCAGAAGATAGATATTTGAAATCAGTATAAAGAGCCTGAACAGTAGCAACAAAAGATGCAATTCGACATGCTTCCAAAAACTCTTCTTTTGTTTTGACCCTTTCAGCATTTATTTCCACGAGATTGCAAAAGGCAAATCCAGTCTTTCCGTTAATTGAAGGCTCCATTACAATTTCTCCGCAAGGATTAACTGTATATTTATAATCTTTAACATTTACAAATCCAGGCTCCCCGAACTGGCGTATGACTTGAAGTTTTTCTTTCAATTCATTGTAAGGAATAGGGTCAGATAAAGTTGAAAGAATGCTATTGTTCGCCATTGCTCTTTGAGGATTTTCAGCCCACCAATTTCCTGTTTTAGCTCTCAACATCAACTCATCGTCTTTGTCGAACAAAGCAATCATAGCAGAACGTCTCACCCCTCCACTCACAACGCTGTCGGCTATATAACAAATAATGTCATGAACTTCGATACTCGTGAGCTTTCTGCCTTGAGCGACTTTCATGACTTCTTTGATATGATTATGAGCTTTTATCAACGGCTCTGGACCAGGTGCTATAAATTTACCGTCAATCAAAGCTCCTTCTGGACGTATATGATTGAATGATATTTTAGGAATCACGCCATTGAACAAAGAAGACATTAATATGCGAATTGATTCAGCCCATCCTTCGATACTATCTTCAATTTCATATTCAATCTCTCCAAAATTGTTCAAATTCTTAACAACTGGAAGTTTATTTATATACTCTTTGTGAAGTGAATAACCTACTCCACATCCACAAAGAAGTAAATACATAATTTCACTAAATACTTCTGGACGGTCAACGTATGTACTACAGCAATTATACAACTTTGCCTCATGCTTTAAAATACCACTTGTTTCCTTCGGAGAAGCAAACTGCCTTCCTCTTTGTGAAGAAAGTATCTTTTTATCACACTCTAATTTCTTAGCATTCTCAATCATGAGTGCTACTTCTTCATTTAGCAAATTAAGTTTTTCTAACTTGACTTTATGCATATCATATATGCGGTCAATAGTTTCATTCCAACGCTCCAAGTTTCCGTCCTTTTTGCGCTGAGAATACTTTGAAAGAAAAACATAATCTGCTAACAAATCAATACCGTTACTTTTCATTGTTACGCAAATTATTTTAATCGTTCTTTTAATAAATTGAGATGAACCACTTCATCCGCTACTAATTTAGCAAGCAGTTGAAGAGCTATTTTAATGGTGGGAGTTTCTTCTAACTTCAAAAGTTTATCTTGTAACTTTTCATAAAAGTCAATTGTCTTTTCTTCTGCTCCGATAGCTATTTTGATTGCATCATCCTCATCCTTTCCTACGGTTACGCCTGAATTATTGAAACGCTGGTCAATCCTTCCTCCGATTTTACTGATAAAGTCAGATATTTTAGCATAATGTTTCATTTCAGTTAAACCTATACCAAGCATGAGTTCTCCAATATTTTCAAATGTAGCTTCCTGAGTAGTGTACATATGAATAGCAGTAAGCTCGGAGAAGTCATTGGTACCATTGAAAATGGGATAAAACCATTCAGCCATAACTCCATCATCAGACTTTGCTTTATCAAAACTTGGATATTCATATCCTGGATTGGAATAACGCATAGCATTCACAAGACCATCAGTAAGGTCGTCAAGCTGATTTTTACTCAACGGCTTTTTGATTGCAAAATTTTTCATAATTATCCAAAACCTTTTGTTTATAATCATCGTTAGGAATACCCTTGCCGATTATACTACTTTCTACGATTTCAAAAACTCCGTTTTCTACTCTACGCATAACAGTAGCGACGGAGAAGTCGCTGGAATGATTAGCGAAATCAACGCCTACAACCAAACCTCCTCCGTTGCTTATCATATGGAATGAACCGTTCACGTACATCCTTATTTAGTTCCTGTATGACCAAATCCACCTGCTCCTCGTTCCGTAGTCTCGGAGAACTCATCAACAAACTCAAAGTCTGCCTGAACAACATTCTCTACGAATACAAACTGAGCAATTCGTTCACCCTTCTCAAAGCTCACTTCTTTGTCTCCGTGATTGATAAGAAGGATATTGCACTCACCCTGATAATCGCTATCAATAGTGCCAGGAGCATTCACGCAAGTAATACCATGTTTCATAGCAAGTCCGCTTCTCGGTCTTACCTGAACTTCCATGTCTTCGGGCAATTGCATATAAATACCCGTGCGAATCATCTTGCGTTCATTCGGCTGTATTGTGAAAGTTTCATTTGCTCTCACATCGGCTCCTGAACTTCTCGGAGTAGCATAGACAGGAGCTTTTCCCCCATCTTTCAAAATCATTTTTACTTTTCTTTGTTTCATATAATTATCAAATTAATATTTGTTTATAGTAAAACTCTGTTTAACCTATGAAAGTATATTTGAATCCAGTAGTAATAAGGTTTGCTGCTAATTTGGCTAACCAGAAAGAAGAACTAATATCATCATGTTCTCCTACGCTCTCCAGTCCTTTATCAGTAAATGCTACAGAACCAAGGTCGCTGAATATAAGGTCTTTTACATTTTGAGAATAAGTATCTCCAATTGGAATATGTATCTTACCTCTTTCAAAATCAATAGCCAATCCTGGCCAGCCTGTTTTCAAGTCGTACTTATCTATACCAGTGGTATGTCCTATAACTGGCAATCCCTGTTTATCGCTTTCCTGAACGAATATCTGTTGGAATGTGTTTTGCTCCATCACCATTGTATCAGGTCTAAATCTTGCATTAATTCCTTTCAAAATTTGCATCTGTTCGTGGAATGTTTTTCCCTTATCTCGGTAGAAGTTTAACAACCAACGCTCCCCTGTTTCGTCATCTACTCCCCAAGTAGTGAATACAGTGTAGTCACTTCCTACATTAGCAGAAATAGCAAAGTCACATCCAGTAACAACTTTGTTAAACTTAATTGGGAAGTCATCCCTATTACGAACCAAAGTGTAGTTCTCCATACGAACCAAAGAACGCTCCAAAACCTTTAATGGGAATATAGAAGCCTCATTGGTAATAGGTCGGCATAAATTCTCACGTGAAAAAATTATGTTACCTTGGGTTGACCTCTTATCCATAAGGTCAAAGAAGCTCCAACGTTGTGGCCATAAAATACGTCCATCTGGAAAGATAGCAGGATATTCAATAACAAACCATCCTTTTTTGTTATTAGTAGCAAAACGACTTTTGCTTTTTAAATCTCCGTATAAGTCAGATGCGTGAAAAGGAGTTCCAACAACAATTATTTGACCTCCAGGTACAAGCATGTTCATAATAACGGAATGAAAATAGTCTATACTTTTCTGCCTTTGTAGGGCACTATATATTACGTTATCTTTCAGTCCGTCGTCTACTACTATCCAATATGGGTGAGCACCACGTACTGATGACCCAAATCCCTTACACGTCAACCTCGCTCCGTTCCTACATACTATGTTCGTGCTCGCCCAAGCTCCGCTATTTCTTGAATCAGGATACAATCTGTCTTTGAGAATATCGTTGCTCTCAATTGTTCCTTTCAAAATCTCCATAAGGTCAACAGACTGTTGTAATGAAAAGCTGAAAAGATAACCACGATTAGAATTTGATTTTGTAGGTCTTGCTGAAAATACGCTATTCTTTGGTTTAGCATAGCTATATAATTTCCAAGCGCAATATGCATTTGAGAAATAATAAGATTTTCCGTGGTCCCTCGCTGCATTAATACATAATTTATTGTATCGGTGTACCAAGTCTCCCCATTCTAAATGATGCCAAGACAATTGGAAGTCGGGCATTACCGAAGTGATAAAGTAAGTAAGATTGCGTGTTCTCAAAGTCTCTTCAATTGACGCTGATAATCTCTCGGTATATTTGGGAGCAAAGTCAATATTTGGGTCTCCAGTGTACATAACCTGATAAGTATCTTTCATCATATTATCTAAAACCCAATCCAAATCTCCTCCCGAACCTTGCATGAGTTCCAATATGCCTTTGTCGTCCATGCCGTCAATTATTTCGTCAATGACATTAAGACACTCCAATCTATGCATTGGAGAACTCAACAAAGTATTTCCTACATTTGATATCATATATGTTCCTCTTTTATACGACAAAAGCTAACAAGGATTTAACGCCCTGTTAGCTTATAATATGTTATGTTGTTAAGTGCTTAAAACTCGATAGTAGAATCAATAGCACTTTGAAGTGTTTTATACAAATCATCTTTTTGCTCCTTCGTTAATTCGTTGTCTGCTTCAATTGACGCTTTATATCTCAAAACGTCATTGTTAAGAGCCTTACACATAGCAAGAACTTCTGTTTGAATTGTTTGATGACAACGCTTTTTATTGAAATGAAGAACAAACTCATGAGTTCCTTTAACAAACTCTAACATTCCAAAAGCTCTCAAAAGCTGAAATACTTGCTTTGATTTACCGTGAGAAAGGTTTGTTTTCTTGACAACTTCTGTTTCGGTGAAAATTCTTTTTCCTGAATCTTCAATCGGCTCTCCTCCTGTAAGTATCATCCAAAGTTTCACGCATTGGTCTTCAGCGTGAAGCCTGTTAGAAGTATTATTCAAAAATTCTCCCAAATCTCTCTTTTCTTCATCCTTACCTCTTACTGAAAGATAATCGTGAATTACACGGTCTTCCAATATAACTACTTCAACACCTTTTTCTTTAGCCGCATCAATAGCCTTCTTTGAAACCTCAGGTTCAAGACAAGCCATTATTAAAACAGAACGCTCAGCAGGTTGTTTAGTAGGTTTAGCAGCGTGTTCTTCGGGTGCTTTAGGTGCTTGCTCTTCGTTCTTAGTAGCTCCTTCAGCCTTCTTATTAGTTCTCTTAACAGGAGTTTCACCTGCGGCACGGGCAGCTTCAATCTCTGCCTTAGTTCTCCGCTTTCTTTTCGGAGTTTCGTTTTTCTGTTCAGTCATAACAATTTGAATTTACAGTTTATGTTTATAATACTTGCTTTTCTTCATTTATAAACTTTGCTATTTTGCTCCGCATTTGAATTCAAAGAACTCATTACCTTTTGCTCTTCCTTGATTAGATTCATTTACACTGTCTCCTTTTTTAGCTCTAAGTTTACGCATATACCATCTCAATAAATCGGCTGTAGCTTCAACGTCATTCATTGCTCCGTGAGCATCCGTCAATTTAATTTTAGCAGCTGTACAAGAAGCTCCAAGATTTATTTTTTCTTCTCCGTTTATTCCGAACGCTAATTTTGCTAAAGGAAAAGTATCAATGATATTAGGAAACATCCACTCTTCAACATTAGGTTTTTTCAAATAATTAAGAGCCCAATTCAACATTCGATTATCGAAAGGAATATTATGACCAACTGGAACAAGTCTCCCCATTTCTCTCTTCTTTGTTTTAACACGATGAGCTTCCCAAAATTCAGTAGCAGTTGCTATGAACTCTTTTACATTTAAACCTGAATTAATATCAGACATACTCACCATAGTTCTGTCCAACGCTTCTTGTTCAATCACTAAATCAGCATAAGGTTTTACAAAAGTTTCCCAACGGTCTATCTCTTTTAAAGTCTTACCGTCAAGAATAACAGCAGCATATTGAGTTATCGGATTTTTTGATTCATCCAATCCTCCTGTTTCGCAGTCAAAAACAATATAATTACTTTTTATCATATCAATGTTATTAAATAATGAAAACCGTGTAACTTACTTAACTTTGGTTACACGGTTTTATTTATTTTTGCCCATTTAATAGCTTTACTTGGATTTAAAGTCCATATTGAGCTCAACTTCGTGATTAAATAGGCTTATGTAAAATAGGGCAAATTCAGACTATAATTTTTACCAATGTCATAAGCAATATTTAAACATCTGTATTGTTTATTGTTTGCCGGCAGTATATATTGTTTGATATTATATATAGATTTTTCTGTTTGGGGGCAAATAAGTTCATCCGTAAACGCATACAACTGCGTCACATCTGAAGTAACTTGCATATCTGTCCTTTGGCAGAAATTAAAATCGGCAACGGCTGCCTGTGTTTCAACGGAATAAACGGTTTGATTCATTTCTGTTTTTACTACCTTACCAATATCCGTATCGGCAGGAGTTGCTTTGATTGATGTTACGGCAAACAGAAATATAACCGACATCAGCATCATAACAAATCTTTTCATTTTGATTGTTTGATAAAAAGTTCAACGACTTATGGAGCGTTGTTTTACCCATTTCAGATTTTATAATAGCTGTAGATTACTTTTCAGATTCTTCAGACGGATGCTTCTTCTGATTGTGCATCCTCTTTAGATGATTGCTCTTCGTTCTTAAAAGCTTCTTCAACCTTTTCCTTCGTTTCCTCTTTTTCCTCCTCTGAATCATGATTGAAAACCATCTGATAGATGATGCAATCTTTCTTGTTTTCGCAAGCATCGCACTTCTCTTTGTCCAACTCCATTCCAGGAACTACGGCAAAATCAATCTTTTCTGATTCACCAAAAGGTCTCAAAGTCTCAGCATACTTTTCGATTTCTTCGCCCATAGCTTTTTGACCAGCCTTATAACCTTTCTTAAATTCTCGGTTTACGATATGACCGATTAAATCAGAAGTAGCTTTTTGTGATGTTTCTAAAACACCTTTAACAATCTGGTCAACCTCCTCCTTAGTAAAAGTTTTCTTGTTTACACCCAGAACGTGCTCGGTTGAATTCATAACCATTTGAACAGCGGCAGCACCGTCCACGTTTCCTCTCCTACGATAAGTGTGATTACTAAACCAAAGAGCGTTCCAAATCATAACTCTTTCTTGTTTACTGAGCAATAAGCTCATCATAATTCTCTTGAACTTTTTCATTTTACTTGTTTTTATTTTTTTGTTAATAAATCAAAACTATCCCAACCTTTTGTGTATTTTAATGTGAACTTACCATTTTCATCTTTACGATAAACAACAACATATTTACTTCTGAAATGTGAAGGATTATTGTTAGGTTTAATAAATTTGAACATATGGTCATACTTATCACATCTGACTTGTTCTTCAAACGGAGCTACTTTTACAACTTCACCTTTCTTGTAAGGTTTTAATAACCATTTATTATGACTTGCTTTTTCAGGCTCCCCATTCACAATAAGGAACTTTGGCAAATCTTTCTCTTTTGTTACTGCTTTCATTTCTATACTTTGTTAAATTGTAATTATAAACTTTGGGAAGAAAAAGAAACGGAGAAAAGCAAACATTATTCGCCAATCTCCGTCTCAAAGGAAGGATACATTGATTTACTTCTTCGCTTTCTTTGCTGGTTTCGGCTCCACTACCTTCTTGATAGTAGTAGTCGGAGTGAACTTCAACGTATGGCTTTCCTTCACGTCCATAGGCTGTTTGGTAAGCGGATTGATACCTTTACGGGCAGGATTGATTTTTTGCTTAAACTTACCAAGTGCTGGCAAATTCACTTCATCGCCTTCATCAACACAAGCCTTCACAATCACTGGACACATAGCGTCAATTACTTTGTTCACGTCTGTCTGGGTCATCCCAGTTTCTTTAGCCACTGCGGCTACCAATTCATACTTCTTCATTTTACTTTACAATTAGAATTTAACAAAATGTAACGGTACTATAACTGTTTACTGAATTTCAATAACGTTGAGACCTTCTATTTTCAGTAGTTCCATCAGTTTATCCCATTTATTATCCCTAACTTCTTCTGTGTTATACCACATAGATAAGTCTGTTTTGTTGATGAACTGCCCTGGGTTGAGTCCTTTGTTTATCGTGATACCGAACTCCCAGTGAGCAGTCGGTTTTTCGACAAATCGCATATCCTTCTCAATACAGTTTAGGTCATAGGCTGAAATAACAATTCCCTCCTCTCCGAAGTTAATCATTGTTTTCTTCAACCGTTTCGGCTCGTCCTCCTCAGGCTCCTCTCCGAAGTCGTCATCATCTTCCTCGTCATCGAAGTCCTTTGCCTTCTTTGTCGTGGTTTTCATCTGTTTCTGATACTTCGGCTTGCCGCTTTCTTCAGGTATTTGACTGACTCTAACTTTGACCATCTTCATCCTCCTTATGTTCCTCAGGCATCTCTCCTGCCTGCATCCAAGTAGCAGGGTGTCCAGTTGCTTTCTCAAACTCTTCCTTGTAACTGAAATTCATACCAGTTCCCTTCTCTCTCGGCATAACTGGTGAAATCTCTCCTTCAGCATCTTTCCTCTCAAGCAAGTAGTTAGCTTTCCAACGACTTTGGTCTTGTAAGTATCTACAAACTGCGGCAAATCCCATATCGCTTATAACTCTCAAACCTGAAAAGTCCCAAAGATAAGTTTCAACCTCCGTATCTAAACTACCATATGAAACAACTTCCATGCTTTTGACGATAGGAACTTCAATTTCACGTCTAAACTCGGAGAAAACAAATACAACGGCTTTACCTCTAACAAATGACTCAACTCTTGGATGAGGAGAAATAACCGCTTGACCAGCAATTGGTACGTCATCAGGCTCCCCATAAAATATCCTGTTAGTAGGAGCTTCACCCTTGATATAGAACTCGTTGGGGTCAGGCAGTACTTTCAGCATATACCGCATCCAACTTGCTGGTATAGCTTGCTGCTTTTTCGTAGGCTCTTCACGCCTTCGCTTCCAAAATTTCCAATTGATTTTCATAACAATCCTTGTTCTCTAAATTCTGATAAAACATTGTTTTGTGCTCTGATGAACTCCGTAGCCATCGCCCATGCTTCCGCACTTAACATCCTTAACCCTGCTCCATAAAAGTCCCAGAAGTAAGTCTCAATTGCGGTTTGAACACCGTACACTTCATAACTGACATTCTCCTTTCTCAGAGGAATGAAGATATTCATGTTGTAGTCGGTTATGTGGACAATAGCTCCTCGCTCTCCTTCGTGAGCGGTTATTTCCTTGACGAAGCACTTATGGTCGTACTTCATTCCACCAAGCTCATCTACAAAACCCATGTTCCGTATGCTAATATCTGATGATGATATTTTGCCTACTCCTACCGCATTTGGGTCTGGTAGGCACTTGACTATACATTCAAGCATTAATTGCGATACAAGATGTTTACGTCTCCCAAAAATTTGTTTTTTCAGTAATTCTATGTCTTTAGCATATTTTCTTGCTTCCTCCATAGATTCACTTATTGCTTTTAATTCATTTCTCAAAACCCAACGGGCAAATTTCTTAATCCAATTCATATTTACAATTTTTGATATTAGTCTGGATAGGATAACTTTGATGATGTACCCCTTATATGGCAAAGAAAGTACCAAAGAAACCATATTCAAATTTCTTAGATACTTTCTATTTCTTGATTTTGCTTTACGTATGTACATACGCTCGCTCACGCTCGCATATAAACCCCCTTAAACACCCCCTTTTTCGCAAGATTTTCCTTGTCGTAATTGAGCTAATTTGTTTTGATAAGTAGACAATACCTCACGCAAAACAGGAATAGGCTGTTTGGTATAATTTTCCAACCTTCCTTCTACAATGTCGGATATGATACGAATATCACGTTCCAGATATTCAATCTGTATCAAATGGTAGTCTTTGTTTTGATTTTCCATAATTCTATTATTTGATTGCTAGTGACTTTCGCTTACTTATCCGATAACTTATAACACCTGAAGCGTTAAATCATTGTAGCAACTTCGTTACACATTTGTATTATCATTTATCACCTATACTTTTATCTGGTTTATTAATATTAATTCCTAATGATTCTATGCCTGCTGAAACTACTGAATGTAACAACGCTGAATCAATCTCTGTTTTTGCGTCCAATACAACTTTGTCCATAACCTCTTGGAAACACTTAGCAAAGAAAGGTATATTTGACTTCACTTCGGTTGTCAGCTTATCGTAGAACAATTTCAGTTCTCTTTGGTCATCCTTCGTCAAAGTCTTTTTATCAATAATATTCTCGACTTGTTTCCAACGCTTGTTAATATCAACCATCAGCTCTGCCATACGTTGTCTGAATTGATTATGAGTATAAGTCTTTTTGCTCTCCATATCGATACATTGCTCAATCCTTTCTCCCAAAACCTCCTCTATGGTGACGGGAACTCCTGAACCGACATTAAGCGTTGTTATAAGCTCGGAGAATTGATTTGCCGACATCTTTACTTTGAATAAAGGTTTGAGAGCAAAGAACCAATCATTTGATAGTTCTCGGTTCATTTCTCCTTCTGAAAGAGTGAGTTCAATGAAGTTATCGGATTGAATTTCACTTCCAAACAAATATCCCGATTTTCCGTGAATACGGCTTAAACTTAACATTCCAAACGATGGATGTTCATATTTCTTTTCTTCATTTTTCATCACCAACCTCCTCTCATTACATCTTCAATCCAAAGGTCATCCTGAATTTGATTCTCTTCTTCAAGAGCCTTAGCAACTTCCTTCTTCACACCAGTCCGAACTCGTTTATGTTCTACAGTCTTGCCTTTCGCTCTCGCTTTCTTTGAACGATTATTCCGATAGGTATCATTGGGATACATATCATGGCCAGGACAGCAACCGCTTGCGTGCTTAACATACTTGTGAATTTCTCTTTTCATATTAACCGCAAATTATATAGTTCAAAAAATCTACTACACCGCTCCACCATTCTAATATCGGGAACATTACAAACCTTATAAATAGGATAGCCAATGTTCCATAGGTGAATAGTCTCCAATATCCTCTGTATTGTTCCTTCAGAACTCTTCTGCCGAAACGTCCGTCAATTGCTTGTAATACTTTAATCATGATTTTTGTTCTCCTATTCTTTTGATTTCTTTTCTTATTTCTTCGCAACGTATATTAGTAAGGTTTCTTGCTGCTGGATGAGGAACGAATAACAACGGTGTTCCTATCTCGGATATTTTAACAATATACTTGTTTACCGTTTCAGCAGCTTGAACTCCGCAAACTAATACCATATCAAACTTGCTTATTTCTTCGATAACTTTTTCAAAGTGTTCATAATTCGGCTTCGGCTTAGCATTCGGAGTATCGGTCACAACGTCCGTAGTATTTGAAAACTTGTAGTAATTATCACCAACCATCTTCTTTACTACCTTAGCACTCTTATTATACGGATTGGGCACAAAGGTGATAGGCAGTTTTCTATCACCCCAAGCGTTCTGTAATATACAAAGTATTCTCATTTCTCAAGTTCCTTTCTATCACATAAGCAAACCTTTGGTCTATCAGCATATACCCAAGTATTGCATTTAGTACAAAGATAACCGTCATGACCGCTGCTGGTTTTAGGTATCCAATTTCCTTGAGGTTCATCCTCCTCTGGATAGTGGTCGAAGTAATGACCAAGAACTCGGTTCAATTCTTCCCATCCTTCTAATTTTTCAAACTCATCTTCATCCTCGCTCTCTTCTCCTCCCATGCCTATTCTTTCAATATCCTCTTCGTTCAGATATTGAGGATTAGCTTTGAAAAATGTTTCAACCGATTGTCTGATGAGCTCAACCCATTTCTCAGGATATTTCTCACGCTCCCAACGGTTACACATTCCGTTATCATATTGAATTGCTTCCATCATCAACTTTGCTACGTTTTCATAGCCTTGGTCATACTTGAAGTCAATCGGATAACCCATTGCTTTCCTTACTTTGTTCTTGATTGGAGTATAACTCTCATTATCTACTCCGCAAAGAGCTACGTGTAAATCATATAACTCCTCATTGCTTAATTCTAATGTTGCCATAATCTTTTTGTTTTTAATTGTTTTCTGTTAGCGAAGGTATAAACTATTTCGCAAACGGCAAAATAAAAAAGGAAGAAATTTTGGTAAACTTCCTCCTTTTAACTAAAATGCCCAAAATTTAACGCTTTTATATCAAATATACTTTGTTACTATCCCAATAAATTCCTATCTTTTCAAGATACTTTGCCCATTCATCACGGTCTGAACTTTCGGAGCTAAAATTTCAGGCTCTATGGTACTTCGTTCCCTCCGTACCTTCGGAACAGTATCATACGACACATTTACAAGCTCATAGATGGCGTTTCTCCATATCTCCGAAGTATCTGTTTCACTTATACGTTCCCTTTTTATGACTGCTTTAGGGTCATTGTAATCCCACTTATCATCGTTACATTTTGTTATTAACATAACCGACAATAAAATTATTATCGCTAACATAATTGTGAATCCTCCTCCCAATAATATAGCTTTTCTTTCAGCTACTGGGTCAATGTAATCATTCTCCTTCATAATCGTGTATTTTAAGTCCGTTGATTACTTGATAACCGTGCTTGTAACGCAAGACTTCCTCAACTTTGTCTCGGTTATCGGCTTCAACTACAAGATTTTTTACTTGTTTGATTTGTTCTTTGCGATGTTTGCTACCAAAGAACTTAACTTTGAATTTCTTCAAATTCGACATCTTTTGCATGTTCTTTTAATTTGTTTAATATTTCTTGTTGTTTACTTGTAAATCGTTTTATCGGAGTTTCAACAACTGTTATTTCTCCTTCTTTTACTTCATTCTCTTCGCAATCAAAAGCCGTACCAATACAAACTTCTATTATAAAATCATTGAAATTGTTAAATATACTCATTATAAGATAAATTTGTTTTAATTATTTCTATTTGCTCCATTATCTTAGTACGATAACTTTGCGATGCTCTTGGGTTGTGGAGCTTTATTGCTTTATCAATATCCTTATCAGGATTATAATGATTTTGTAGTATTTCAAACATATCCAAACTCTTCCTCTTATCGGTACGACAGCTGAGAGTGTAACGTTTTTCACCAAGAATGCGGTTGACGTCCTTAACGAATATAGGTGTTATTTGTAATATCCCGACATCGTTCTTGGTACCAACCGCATCTTCTTTGCCTTCACTTTCTACCTGAATTAACGCCTGAACGAATATATCCCATTCACTTGGCTTTTGTTTAATTTCTTTCTTTATTTCTTTTCTTGTAACTTCTTTATAGCAGTTCACATTACAGCTTGACACTATAAATAGAGCTACCAAAATGATTAACCTTCTACCCATGTTATTTTGATTTTTCTTCAGGGTGTCGTTTGAAGTATTCTTCTAACACCTTGCCGTTATTAACTTTCACTCCAAGTTCTTTTGCTATTGCCTCCAATTCTGGTAAGGCTTCAACTATGGTCTTTGACATATAACATTGTTTTTAGTTAGTATTTCAATTGCTTTATCTTTAGTGATAGATTTACCTTCATAATGGAAGAAAGTCTTGCTACTGCCTTGTATTCTATCTGTAATGCGCTGAATAAGCAGTTCCTTCTCATCCTCCGTAGGAACGTAACTGTTCCAATAATCTTTCATTAAAACTTGTTTCCAATTTTCGGAATAGTCTGGAACGTTAAAACCACGTCTTATACATTCTTCGTATATTTGTTTGTAACGGTCAAGAGTGAATTGAGCTTTGTCTAAAAAGAATGTAACATGTCCAGTTCCCAAAGTAAACTTCTTTGGTATTCTTTTCAAAGCTCCGCTTGTATAAGATTTAACGAAGCAAGCAGGCAATCTCTTTATCTCTCTATGCTCGGCAAGTAAATGTTCATCTGTTAAACGTCTTACTGATATAGCACTATTTATTCTTGTCATAAATTATTTGTTTTTGTTAAAATAACTTTGCTAAAAAGAAAAGGGGCAACTTTCGCTTGCCCCAAATCTCGGTTTACACAACGGCTCTTAGCTGTTGAGGAAACATTTGAATTGTTTTGCCATTTAGGACTTTTGTAAGCTCTCCACTAATCATACTCATACGCTGTCAAATCCACTCACCCCCGTGTGAAGGTTTTTGAAGAGCTACCTACAAACTCAGGGCTGCTGGTTAAGCAAATCCACCATCCTTTTTCAAGGAGTGGAGGTGACGGGAATCGAACCCGTGTCCAAACGTACTTTACTAAAAGTCTCAACGAACTTACTTTATTTATAACTTTGCTAATTTTCAACCTACAATTCTCCAACCTGTTTCCCATTCCTTTCCTTGACGACAAGCCCAAAAGTCTTTCTTTGGTAAACACAAACCTTCTTCGTCTATGAAATAGTCTTCATCGGCTGACCATATGTATTCTCCTTCTGAAAAGAAGCGGTGAGCAACTTTGTAACCGCCCTGCTCCATAGCATTGATTGCTGCTTCTTTGGTTATTGTATTGTTTTCTTCCATAACTCATTCAATTCGTTCTCCGATACTTCAATTGACGTATCAGGATATGTTAATACTAATTGTTTTGCAAAGTTGATATGGTCATACCCATGGTCTCCCATACCTACACTATTCATTTCTTGCGCATCAGACAGGTGGCTTACAATAGCCATTTGTACTGATATGTACCGAACTCCTGCTTTACGCTCTTCTTTCGGTTTATCCTTTTCTATGCCTTTCAAGAATACATACCCTATATTTGTCGGGTAATATGTTCGGTCATCACTAGGAAAACCTTTGTATTTAGGATTAACTAATTGCTGCCATTGTAAGCCCCAAACGCTACCGTCATTAATTTCCTTGAGCTTCTCATATATCTTTATGCAATCTTCGGCATCCTTCTTGAGTTTTGCGTCCTCTCTCTTCAATTGATTCTGAAGATAATCTAAAACTTTTCCCATATCTATATTTATTTACAAATTGAACTAAAAGCTCCTTGCTGAAGGAGGTTGTAATATTTATCCAGCTCATCATAAATTTCGCTGTACTTCTCTAAATTAAAATTAGGATAATCTTTTTTGAAATCTTCAAACGGTTTCAAGTTGTCTATGTAATCTATTTGTCTCAGTCTTATGACCACCGTATCTTCCAATTCCTTATCCTTACAATGAGAGGCAAAACCTCTGCCCTGAGAAAGTATTTCATCATATTCCTCAACCTTTCCGTGTACTTCTCCTAACATCTTGATGATTTCTCCGAACTTTTGGTTTGAGTAAATTGTACTGTCTATGATAATCGTATCGTCAGACAATATATCAACCTCTCCTTCGTACCCATAGAGTTTCTTACAATTATCTTCATTCAAGATAATACCGTCAAACCTACAATTTGATTCCCCTTTTATAAATTCAATCCTTGTTTTATTTTCCATAATGTTACTTCATTTCGTTTTCTTTACAAATCAATACATCCCCTACGATATAATCAAATGGAGTCACGTATTTCCGATACAAAACAGTAGCTCTTTCGTTCAATGGTAAATCCATTATCTTGCCTTCTTCATTTAGTACCATAATACGATTTTCAGTGTCATTTAAGTAAGCGACTTCAATATTTCCACTAACTACTTTTCTTAACTCTTCCAGCTGAAAGTCTGTTCCGTTCTTCGGCTCTATGTCTAACACTTCACCATTTGTCTTATAAATCTTTGCCATACCAATTTAATTTACGATTGTTTGTTACTGTTAACTTTGGGACATGTACTGGGCTTGCAAGCTCCTCCTGCATTTCCTTCCTTGGTACAAACGGCTCTCTGTATTCTGTTAGCATCTTTTGTCCATTTAAGGCTCGGACAGTCGTTTTGCTTTGCGTAGAAGGATTTGACCTTCTGTAACTCGTTCTTGTTCATTGTTTCTCGGACTTTTGTTTGTTATACAATATCGAATACACACTACCATAGAAGCCTACTTCAGAACAGATGCTAACAACGGTTTCTTGGTCATACTCCCCCAAAGCCATATACTCCTCTTTCGTTGGGTCTCGGCCAAGAACAAGCTCCATAGTGATATCAACGTACTTGTCTCCTACCTTATTCCAAGCGTGCTCTATTCCGAACGCTCCGCAGCAAGTCATCTTTCCTTCAACATATTTGACCTCTGGGTAGATATGAGCGAACATCGTTGCGTTACGGTAACATTCCTTGACCTTCGGATTGACAAACTTCTTTATTTCCTTTATCTCGGTATCTGTAAACACCTCTGATAATCTTACAACCTCTATGGGCTTTGCGTCTTTTAGCATCTGACGGTAGAACTCCGCTTGTCTTCCTTCTTCTCCGATTAACTCGACAAAGGTACGGAGTTCTACAATCAGACTATTTTCTTTTGTTGCTATCATTACTTTACAAGTCCAACTGGTATGTACTCTATTCCATATCTCTTCAACATAGCAACTACGCTATCCCAATTACACGCTTTCTTATCACCTTCTGCGTTCTCAAAGAACTTATGGTCAGCGGTTACTCGGTAGCCTTTCATAACAAGTTTTAATGCTTCCTTTTGAGCTTCGCTTGGTTTCTTGTTACCTCTCGCACTCTTAGAAGGTAAAGCAACGAACTCGTCAATTGTTAGTTCCTTCGGAGCTTCTTTTTCAACCTTACTATCTTTGGCTACCTTTTTGTTTGCTGCCTTCTTTGTGTCTTTCTTAGGCTCGGACTTCTTTGCAGAAGTCTTTGCCTTATCGGTGCGTTGTCCTTGCTTCTTATCGGCTGGATTAGTTCTCCAGTCAAACTTTCCTTCAGCATATTCCGTCCATATCCAAGTGGGGTGATTAGGGTGAACGTCACCCACTTTGCGGGCAGTTTTAGCTTCTTTCTCCTTAGGCTGTTCCTTTTTATCAGCCTTCTTAGCTTCTTTCTTTGTAGGTGCTTTCTCGGATGCTTTGCTTGCATCTTCAAAATTCTTCAATCTAGAAACTATTATATTCCAAATATCTCCTTCAACAACGTCCTCCGCTTTGATATTCTTCAACTCGTCAAAATTATCCCAGTTGTTAAGGATATACGTTGCAAGTTCTTTTGCTTCCTTAGCAGCAGGTCTTTTACCTTTTGATAGGTTAGCCATCTTCACAGCTTTGTACTCGTTCAACTTCAAGATACGCTCGTCCATTATAGGAGCATCGAAGTTTTCAACTACTGGTTTATTTTCTTCGGTCTTTTCACCCATGGTTATACCAGCCGCAAGTATTGACTTGCCCTTACCATACAAATTTTCTTTCTTTGTTGCCATATTCTTTGATTTATTTGATTGAGTTTTTACTTCTTGTTCGTTATTAACCTTGTTGCTACTTTCTACTTCATGAAGTCCAGCTTCTGTAAGTTCTCCATCAAAGTAGCTTTCTGCATTATAGGTTAGCAACATACCTTTCTTAGCAAGGCTTCCAGTTGTTGCCGATACGCTTCGTATAGATTTACCAGTTTCTCTCGCTACGTCCTGAAGAATGAACTCAACTCCTGAATCACCTACCTTCTTTGCGTTAGCTACTATTGCTACCAATACTTCTCTTTCGTTCTTTGTTAATTCTACTGCTTTCATGACTTTGATATTTTATTTATTAAATTTATTGTTAAAAGATTCTTGGAAAAGTTTATCATACTTCTTTTCTATATTTTTTACCAACCTGTCTGCGGACTTCTGTGAATATCCGAATTTGCTTTGTAACTTTCCGCATAAATCTCCAACATAAGACATTTTAGCATTCATGTTAGCTGATTTGATTCTGTCATCTAATAAAGAAATTATCATCTCTTCAGTTTCTTCTTCTGCTTTCTTAATAGCTCTCCAATCAAATTTACCTGGTTGGTACTCCATCCACATCCATTTACCATTTGAATGAATATCTCCTACTTTTCTTGAATTATTTGCTTTCATGACCTTTATTTTTAATTGTTATTATTTTAATTACAGAAGTAAAGGTACTAACTTCTTGCTAAACGGCAAAACTTTTTACCAATTATTTTTGGGGAATTTTTAATTTTGGTCAAGATTTAACTTTTCTTTAGCAAAATGAACAGAAAACCCAATAAAAAAAGCTCCGAACTTCACAGCCCAGAGCTTCAAAATACATAAACGTCTGATAAGATAGTACTAATTAAAATCAATCTTTGCTATACCAAAATTCATTTACGTCAATTTCTTTCTTAACAACTTCTTCAATATATACGTTCTTTTTGATTACCCAAATCTTGTCTCCTACAAAGTGTCCACGAATAGGATGTTTGAGTATCACTCTATAGCTTTTGTTTGTTTCGGCAATAACTTCTACTGGAGTAGAATAACGTCTGAAAGTACCGTCAAAATTTGGAACTCTAAAATAGTACGTTCCTTGTTTCGGTGTACTATAAATTCCCATAGCTATTTTATTTTGCTGAATTAACTCTAACATGTTTAAACCATCTATATTGAAAAACTTTGCGAGCTTTCAAATATTCTAATTTTTTTTCATTATTATACGCCTCCTCCTCAAATGATACATCGTGATACGCTTCGGATTGTTTGTTATGGAATAATCTTATCAGAAGATACTCTACAACATACCAAAGATAAAATCCTATAACAAACATTTCCAACATCTGTACGGTATGTATGTTCTCATGATTATACTCTTCGGGTGATATTGTATTTCCTTTTACAAATAGAACTCCGCAAAGGTTGATTATTTTATATCTACCAAAGGGAATGATTTTGTTTTTAATTACTATCATAGCTATTTTATTTTACTCCAATGAACTATTACATCAAGACTGACTTTGTCTTCAAAATCTCCTCCCTAATTTTTATTATTTCGTTCCTTGATTGTTATAATATCAGGGAACGCTTCTTGCATCCTTCTGGTTTCACTATTCATAAACTCTACATTTCTGTAAGTAGAACAACCGCCCTTAGCATTTGAACCGTTTGTTTTGTCAAATGCAAACCTGTTTGTTAATTTTATATCATATCCTATTTTTCGGATTGCTATTCCAGTAGCGAAGTCTTCCTTGATAGGCCAATCTGACATAAATACCTCACTCTGTGAATAGTATTTCTTACAATTTAATCCCCAAATAGCAAAAAACCTTTTATTATATTCAATATCAGGCATACCTTCTCTGTTGAACGGACGAAAAGAAATACCTGATATACCTACATTACTCTCTGACAATGAATCCCAAAGCCAATTAAACATTTCAAATTGAAATTCTTTTATTTCCTCATCAGAGAAATTATCTTTGTTAAGCACTCTTGGAGTCTTGTATCCCAATTGTCTAATACCGAACGTTATATTATCGTCCATAAATATTATCTTTTCTTTAGGAGCATTGTAAGCTAACCATTCTCTTACTTCTGCTAAATTCTTACAAGAAGAATCGTATTCGCTGATTTCTTTTAGCTTCCCTCCCCAGTTCTTCTCATGTAGATTTTTCTCTCCTGGATGACAAAACAAAGAAATATGTTTTAGCACTTCCGGATGTAACCTTTGCAGAGTTTTTTGAGCGTCAACTCTACCTCTTGTTGTTAAAGCAATGAATATGTCTTTATTTATTTTTCCCATGGTCTTTTAACAATATCAGATAATGATGCGTTTTCTTTAGAAACTTTGACTGCTATATTTCTAACTTCTTTTGTTATAGAAGGTAATGTTTTCTTGCCTAACTTATCAGGAAGCAATCCTACACGCATGCTTACACTATTACATATATTACAAGGGAAAAATCCCCTGTCACCATTATACAACATTATTCTTGCTGCTTGGAATCTTTCATGATTCCAAAGTGAAATAATATCCATGTCATTTATATTAGCAATAGGATATTGACCTCTGAAATCGTCACAACAAATAGAAACATTACCGTCCCAACGAAATGATAATTCTCTGAAAGGGACTGTGCATCTTTTATCAGCATATCCTTCAGCAGGAGGAAAAGCAGCACCGCAATGATTCTTTAAGTTTCTAACATAACTTATTTTAACATCAACTATTGGAGGCAATACAAGTATGTCAAACTTCTTGGTATGGGAAAACATTGGTATTCCTTTATCCATATATATTATTTCCTTCTTACCTTCAACTGCTTTTACAACTTTACTCCAGTCTCCTTTTTCTGAATAGTTATCAAGCAATAAATGATTTACTCCGCAATCTTCCAAAAGATTCACATAATCTAATATATCCTCCGATTCTACAATACCCTTGCCGTTAGATATTACATAAAATATATTATTTGGTAAATCTTTCCTGAATATGTCTACTATCTCAAATATATTTTCATTTAAAGTTGGTTCGCCATGCATAGCAAACACAATCTTCGAACTCCATTTTGCTTTCTTTATTTCAGAAGCAATACGCTTTGCTGTTTTAATACTCATAAACTTCCAAGGTCTGGTCCCCTTTTCTCTCATTCCTCTTAGACCGCAAAACTTACAACCTAAGTTACAACCTTCCGTCAACTCTATTTGTACCGTAAATGGAGCTTCTTGATTTTCTATTTTCATAATATAATGCTTTTTACAATGTTTTATTTCTTTTTCTTATTACCTGTATAATATTCCTTATTTTTATTCTTGTACTCCCCAGCTTTCGTCTTGCTCGGTGGTACTTTGTCTTTCCCTCTTCCCTTACCTCTTTCAATAGGCTCTTCTTCATCCTTAGCAGTAGGTCGGTTGCGTTCCGCTTCGGCATCGAAGCCTGCCTGCCTTGCTTCCATCTCTTGCTTTTGTTTTCTTAACTTTGAAAGGAATATATTCTTTACATTTTCAGCAGCACTATGTTCTTTGTCGGTCACATCCTCTGCTTTAACATCCATTATTTCTCGTCCAGCGGTACGCTCTATCATACCAAAGTCATAAGCTGTATTGGACGGATATTGCATTTCAGCATCGTCATCGAAGTCTCCTGAGATGTCAACGAACTTAGCATAATAAGAGTTATGAAGTCCAGCAACTAATTTCTTGGGGTCATAGTTCATTCTTGCCGCTACACGTCCCAATATAATTTCCTTGAGATTGATTGTCTTTAGTATTTCCTTCTGGATATGATTTTGTATTGTTACCTCAATATTAATATCAACCGCTCCATTAACTGTCAATATGTCTCCTTCGGCTTCCTTGCGTATTTGCTCTAAAGTACGAAGCATTGCGTTGTAAGCATCTGTTGAATTAATAGCAACGTATCTTGATTTCATCTTAGAATACATCCAAGCAAGCTCCTCAAGTCTAGGTCTTTTGTTATACAATCTTACATCCGTTACTCTGTTGCGAAAATCCTCACGCTTTCTCTCAATCTCTACTATATGTTTCTTGAGGACATCCTTGACTTCGTTCTCCTGTACTATTATACCGTTATCCTCACCCATAATCTTTACAACTTCGGCAACGGTAAACATTCTTCCAAGCAACTCAATAATATCTTCCTCAAAAGGACTTAATTTGTTTAGCAAGGCAACCTCTTTCTTCTCTCCTCCGTAACGTCCTGCACGTCCATAGGCCATTGCCTTACAAGTCGTTATTTTAGCTCTCATCTGATTGTATTTCCTTTTCAATTCCATTATGTCTTCCTGTTCTTTGGGAGACAGATGTTCTATATACTTTTTCAATCTATGAGGAAGCATAGCAATATTTATCTCATCGCCCTCGCTACTGAGATATATTGTATTGCGTATAATTGGATGTCTTTCCAAGGCAATCATTTTTATGTATTCCTTTGGATTGACTACATCTTCTGGTATAGCTACCTTACTACTATTTTCCATTACTACTATTACGTTTACAAGTTATTACTTTCTCCTTTATATTTGCCTTTGTAGGTGAATCCTTTGCGGTTTTCTTTCTTTCACTATACTTTTTCATTATTCGCAAGCGTTCAACTCTTATCACGCAAATAGGATAATGTTCTTTTTGATTGGGATAATCGGATATCAACAATATCCTCAACGTTTTTATTTTCCTTACTTGGGATATGATTGAGTATCTTTGCCTTTGGGAATAGATAAATATGCGAAAAGACGTTGGGTCATCTTTTTTTACCTCAACGTCTTTATCCTTTTTTCTCAATTCCTTTTCAAGTTCTTTTGGGTTCATATTAAACCTCTATTGAAATGTTTTTAATTTCTTCAATTTTTTCTTCTAACCAATTGCTTTTTAAATCAGCTTTCTTTTCTTCAATCATTTCTTCTGTAATTGAATCTTCCCAACCTTCTTTACCAATATCAATTTCTTCATCTTCGGCAATTTGGTCTTTGATATCTTTTTCGTCTGGTTCTTCATACTCCAAATCGTCAAGACAATCAAATTCGTTTATCGCATTTTCCAACGCTTCGATACGTTCTTGAAGTAATTGACCTGTATCAGATTCTTGAAGTTGTTCAGGCATATTATCAAGTTTGTCTTGCGTTTCATCCCTTAGTTCTTCCAATCTACTTTTTATGTCATCTACAAATTCAGAGACATTGTCAGTATCTTCTGTATTCCATTCATCCATTTCTTCTTGAATACCATAAACAGTAGAAAGAAATTCACTGCTTGTTAATTGACTCCGTTTTGGTTGAGTTTTTGAATAATAAGTTCCTCCGTACATAAAGCTCCAAGTCCAATAACTTTCGCCTTTATTGATTAAAATACGGTCATTCTCATCGGCTGGAATAGTTCTGTCAATTTTACTCAAAATTTGACCTTCTCTCTTACCTTTTTGAGAAACGTACTCAACTCTTTTGCCCCTTTCATAAATAGGTTTGCGGGCATATTTAACAAATGATGCTTTTGCCATAATATTTAATATTTTATTTATTGTTTACTTTAGGATAAAATTGATTATCTTGGTCCATTAACATTGCTACTCCGTAATTACCAGCAAGCATAGTCATTACCGCTCCATCTGTTTTATTAGGCTTTAGCCCAAGACTTTCAGAATGACTTTTGTAATCTACCTCTAAACGTCCTTGTTTCATATACACGAAGCCTGCCGATACTGGAACCCATTCATCGCCTATTTTTACATCGCAATGATTAACGTGTTCATGAAATATAACAGGCATTACAATTTCATCTCTTTTGAATATAACGTATTTCATTCTTTCTTCTCCTTTACAAAATTTAATAAATTGTCAAGAAAGTTTGTCAAGTCCTCTTCGTCTTCTTCTGATAACTCAAGACTTCTCACGCTCTCGGAGTTATCGCAATAATGCGTTGGACTATCTATATCATTAGAACTCTTCCAAAAGCTCGCTTGCTGAATAACAAGGTCGCAAATCTGTTTTTGTTTATCGGTTGCTTTTGACATATGTTTTTATTATAT